AGACAATCTGGAAGATATGTTAAAATTAATGTTAAAACACCTAGTGGTGTAGCTTGGTCAGATGCTCAAGGCATTGATCTAATTGCATCAAGAGGAGGATTAAGATGACAGATAAAACAGACGTTGATAACGTAAGATATAGTTTTGAAACTCAAGAGTTTTTTCAAAGACAAATTGAAGAAGCTATTAACACATTAATAAATGAAAAAAATCAAGAAAATAATAAAGCTTATGCTTGGTTTATAGGAGACTAAATGGCAGGGATTAAAGATTATTCAACAACGAATTTAAATAATACATCATTAAATGGTATTTCAGTTGCAGAAGGAATGCTACCTTCTCAACTTAATAATGCTATTAGAGCATTAATGGTTAATACTAGATCATGGTTTAATGATTCTCAATGGGTAGAATATGGAGATGGTGATGGTGCTTATACTGCTGCTTACGCATCAGCTACTTCTTTTACAATAGCTGGTGTTGATGTTACTCCAATTTACCATGAAGGCAGAAGAATAAAATTAACTGCAACAACTCCAGGAACTATTTATGGAACAATTAGTTCTTCAACTTTTTCAACAGATACTACAATCAATGTAACTTGGGATAGTGGTTCATTATCTAATGAAGCAATAGACAATATTTATATTGGTGCTTTATCTAAAACAAATAACTCTTTACCAACTGGTGTAATTGCTACTGCAACTTTAGCAGATGGTTCGGTTACTACAGTTAAAATTGCTGATAGTGCTGTAACAACTGCAAAGATTAATGATGCTGCTGTAACTAATGCTAAACTAGATGCAGATTCTGTTGATGGTTCTAAGATTGCAGATGATAGTATAGATTCAGAACATTATGTTGATGGTTCAATAGACACAGCTCATATTGCAGACTCACAAATTACAACTGCTAAAATAGCAGACAGTAATGTAACTACTGCAAAAATTGCAGATTCAAATATAACAACAGATAAACTTGCAAGTGATGCAGTAACTACAGTTAAGATTACAGATGCTAATGTAACTTCAGGAAAGATTGCTGCTGATGCTATAGATGGAAGTAAAATAGCTGACGATAGTATTGATAGTGAACATTATGTAGATGGATCTATTGATACTGCACATATTGGTGATTCTCAAATCACTACTGTTAAATTAGCTTCTAATGCAGTTACTACTGCAAAAATAACTGATAGCAATATTACTACTTCTAAAATTGCTAATGATGCAGTAACAGCAGATAAAATTGCAGATGCAGTTATTGTAACTAATGCAGAACAATCTGGACATACACCAGGTGATACTACATTCTTTACTACATCAGCTTCTGATGGAAGATACTTTAGACAAGATAGTTCTGAAACTATATCGTCAGGTGATACTTGGTCTGGTTCTGATGCTTATGTAGCAACAACTGCTGCTATAGATGCTAGAATTGTAGATTTAGTAGATGATGTTGGTGGTTTTGTTGCTATTGCAGATGAAACAAGTTTTCCAAATACCAATCCAGATGTTAATGATGGTGCAGGTACAATTCTTTCAATTAAAGAAATTGCAAGTACAAGAACTCCAACAGCAGGTACAGTTACTATTTCAAGTGGTACATTAGGAGGATCTACTGTTACTATTACTGGATGTGGTTCTACAGTTTTATCAGCAGGTTATGGTGTATTAGTTGAAACAACTACAACATTAAATACTTATACTTTTCATAGACTAACACCTAAAGCAACTGAAGTAACAACTGTAGCAGGTATATCTGGAGATATTACAACTGTAGCTGCTAATGATGCTAATATTACAAGTGTAGCTGATGATATAGATACAATTACAACTAACATAAGTAACATAAATATTGTTGGTCAAGATTTAAGTAATAACTTTACTCACATTATAGATAATGGTTCAATTACAGATTCAGTAACTGACACACCAGGTACATCAAAAATTGATTTAGTAGCTGATGATATTACTAATGTTAATACTGTTGCTGGACAAATTTCACCAACCAATAATATATCAACTGTTGCAGCAGCAGATACTAATATTGGTTTAGTAGGTGGTTCAATCGCAAATGTTAATACTGTTGCTTCAAACATTACTGGTGTAAATTCTTTTGCTGAAAGATATAGAGTTGGTAGTGCTGATCCAACAACAAGTTTAGATGAAGGAGATTTAGCATATAACTCTACAGCTAATGCTTTAAAATATTATAATGGAACTTCCTGGACATCTATAGCACCAGGAATAGCAAATGTTTCTGATGATGCTTCACCTCAACTTGGTGGCAACTTAGATACCAATGGGAATGCTATTACAGGAAGCACAGTTTCCATCAATGGTGCAACTGGTGAGTTTATGATTACTGCCACAGAGAATGGCCCAGTAGCTTTGCGTTATGACAACAACTTAAAACTGACTACAAAATCAGATGGTGTTGATATTACAGGAGAATTACAAGCAGATAGTTTGGACATAGATGGAAATGCTGACATCTCAGGCACATTACAGTTAGGCAGTGCTTTAGATGGTCAAGATAATAACTTAAATAATATAGGAACTATAGATGGCACAAATCTTCAGTTAGATTTTGGTGGACTATAACATAAAAATATGTATAACAATTTAAAATTAAGGAGACAAATATAAAATGGCAAAACGACTTCAACTTAGAGGTGGAACTACAGCACAACATTCTACATTTACAGGAGCTGTAAGAGAAGTAACTGTAGATACTGATAAAGATACTTTAGTTGTACATGATGGTAGTACAGCAGGTGGTTTTCCTCTTGCTAAATATTCTGATGTTACAGCTATTAGTACAGAATTAGTAAGTGACACTACTCCACAATTAGGTGCAGATTTAGATTTAAACAGTTCTGATATTACAGGCACAGGAAATGTAAATATAACAGGAACAGTAACAGCTACATCATTTTCTGGAGATGGTTCTGGTTTAAGTGGTGTTACTTCTGTTGGTGGTGCTACAGGAGTTGATTTTAACGACAATGTTAAAGCAAGATTTGGAACAGGAAATGATTTAGAAATTTTCCATAATGCAACAGACTCAATTATTGAAAATAAAACAGGAGATTTAATTTTAAGAACACCAAATGCAGAAAGTATATTTTTAAGAGATGCTGGTGGTAATAATCTTGCACAATTTAATGATAATGGTGCAGTAAATCTTTATCATAACGCATCTAAAAAATTAGAAACCACATCTACTGGTATAGATGTAACAGGCAATATTGAACCAGCATCAAATGATGCTTATGATTTAGGAGCATCAGGAAATGTTTGGAGAAACATATACACAGGAGACTTACATTTATCTAACGAAGCAAAATCAGAGGGTAACTCTATAGATGGCACTAAAGGTAACTGGACTATTCAAGAGGGTTCTGACGATCTATTTATTGTTAATAACAAATCAGGCAAAAAATATAAGTTTAAACTAGAGGAGATTTAACATGGCTTTTATCTCCAATGGCACTACAATTTTAGATGCTGGTGCATTTAATGTTAATTTAGGTTCAATGGTTTTAATATCTGAACAAACAGCATCAAGTTCAGCTAACGTAAGTTTTACAAGTGGGATTGATAGCTCCTATCCAATTTATAAGTTTGAGTTTATAGATATTCATGCTGGAACAGACCAAGTAAATTTTACTTTTCAAGGTAGTACAAATGGTGGTTCAAGTTATGGTGTTACTATGACAACTACTTTCTTTAGAGCAGTGCATGGAGAAGATGGAAGTTCAGGTACAGTAAGTTATGAAACTGATAAAGATTTAGCTCAATCTACTAGCTTTCAAAGATTAACTCATGTTCAATCAAGTGATAATGATGGTAATTCTGCTGGAACACTTTTTCTTTACAATCCTAGTAGCACAACATTTGTAAAACATTTTATGAGTAGAACATCTTTAATGCAAGATGGTAATTACGCATTTGATAGTAATATAGCTGGATATTTTAACACCACAAGTTCTATAAATGCTATTCAGTTCAAAATGTCATCTGGCAACATAGATGCTGGTACAATTAAACTCTACGGAATAAAGGATTCATAATGGCAGTAGTATCAGGTGGAACAACATTAATAGACAATGGTGCTTTAGATAGTGCAGTACCAAGTGGAAAGCTAACATTACTTTCAACTCAAACTGCAAGTGCAAGTGCAACAATAGATTTTACATCTGGGATAGATTCAACTTATGATTCTTATGTGTTTAAGTTTATTAATATCCACCCAGCAACTGATAATGTTAATTTTACAGTAAATTTTAGTACAGATGGTGGAAGTAATTATAATGTTACAAAAACATCAACTTATTTTCAAGCATATCATAATGAAACTAATGGAGTTTCAGCACTTAACTATGTTTCAGATAGAGATTTAGCACAATCAACATCTGACCAACAAATAGCGAATGGTATAGGAAGTGACAATGACCAACAAGCATCAGGTTATTTACATTTATACAATCCTAGCAACACAACTTTTGTAAAACATTTTATAACTAGATTTAATATCGCTAATGAAGCACAATATTCAGTAGATAATTATGTAGCTGGATATGGAAATACTACCAGCAGTATTGATGCAGTTCAATTCAAAATGGATTCAGGCAACATAGATGATGGCATTATTAAAATGTATGGAGTAGGATAATGGCTACACTTTCACTTCGTTACAGTATAGAAATTCAAAAAGGAGTTTTCTCATGGGATTAATTAGTAATGGTTCAACAATATTTGACAATGGTTCAATGGCATCTGGCTTTGGTGGAAGTCTAGTATTTTTATCAAAACAAACTGCTAGTGCATCTTCCTCTATTAGCTTTACATCTGGAATTGATAGTACATACAAGGAATACTTATTTACATTTAATAATATTCATCCAGCTAGTGATAATCAAAATTTTGAATTTAATATGAGTACAGATGGTGGTTCTAACTATGAGGTTATTAAAACAACTACAGCTCATGTTGCTTATCATGCTGAAAATAATTCTGATGCTGCTTTAGAATATGCTCCAGGATCAGACAGAGCGCAATCTGTGGATTATCAAAAACTTACTGATGGCTATAGTGGTGTTGGTAATGATAACGACCAATCTTGTAGTGGTTATTTACATTTATTTAATCCATCATCAACTACTTTTGTTAAGCATTATTTTTCTAGAATAAATATTTCAAACAACATTGATTTTTCTTGTGATAATTACACTGCTGGTTATGGAAACACTACAAGTGCGATTAATGCACTTACATTTAGAGTAGGTTATGGAAATATAGATTCTGGAGATATTTGCCTTTATGGTATTGCTTAACAATTAACAATGGAGTATAAAAAGACATGACAAGACATCACTTAATAAATGGGGTTCAAGTACCCTTTACAGCAGAAGAAGAAGCACAAAGAGATGCTGAAGAACAAGCATGGAATGAAGGTGCTTTTGATAGAGCAATTGCAAATTTAAGACAAAGAAGAAACTCACTAATAGCTTCATCTGATTGGGTTATGATGAGTGATTCACCTATTGCAGATAAAACTGCATGGGAAACTTATAGACAAGCATTAAGAGATATTACAAATGGCTTAACAACTGTTGAAGATGTTAATGCTATTACATGGCCAACTAAACCTGCTTAATGTCTTGCAATAATGTCAATCCAATAACAGGTGGAAGTACAGTTGGTAACATTCCATTTTATTTAGCAGTTCAACAAGGTAAAGTTCCTGGTTACTCTATGGTCAATAAGTTTGGATATAACCCAACCATTGGTTCTGGTTCTTTTGAAACTATTTGGGAAACAGGAAATAATTATTCTTG